TTAACAGTGATTGTTTTCTCTTTTGAAAAACTCATTTAAGTATAATTATTATAGATTAGGTGGGATACGCCCACCGCGAACGCCAGAAATCACCAAGTTATTGTCCACATGGATTTGGTGTAAGGCGGAGAGAGAGAGTCTCAATTTTGAACACAGTTAGATGTCTAGATTGGAGATGTGATTGAAAGACACTTTCTCGTCCCAATATCCTGTTTTTACGAAGTTCCGATAATACTCCAGTAACTATGGATGAGAATTGTCTGGGAAATATTTCATTCTAGACTCTATTATGAAACTCAGAGATGGAAAAGGAAGCTCTGCTTAGAGTGATTCATAAATACATCTTAAATAGAGACCAGGGTTATCTCAGAATAATTGATTTTAGCCTACATAGAACTATTTCTGAAGGACGAATTTGTTAGGGTCTCTAAATATGTACCATCCATCGTAGCTAGATCGGTTTCCAGCGTGTAAGCAAAACTTACTACAAAAATCTATATCCCACCACTCTCACACGGCATACTCTTTGATGACTTGACCTAAGCCGTAATTGAGTTCCACGTCTTTAGTCGTATATGCTAGAGACTTCATCTTGTTGACGAATAAATCAGCGACAGGTTTCTAGACCCATACCACTAAATCATCTCCTGCTGCTAGAATGTTATGAGGTAACTACAACTCGTAAAGAGCATATTTAGCATACATAATGCTTCTCAAAGTATTCCCTAATGTTGTCAAAGTTGGATGGCCTGAGAAAGTAGTTCCTTTCAATTTGAATAACTGATACTCATTACCCATCAACTCTCTGGGGACTTTACTAGCACAAGGAATACCAGGAGATGGTACATAGACGTCGAAAACTAGATTACAAGCGTTATCAACTATTAATTGACAGAGCTTATCAACATCAATGGAAAAATCTAGATTTTTCTAAATAACTTCTAGGTATTACTTAATCCTGGGTGCAAAACTCTTCCAGAAGTTTACATCAACCGCTTCCTACAACTTGTAGTGCTAGTTGCTATCAAAAGCTGATCCGTCCATACTCACTGAGGCGTATTAATCAGGATCTTGCCCTAAGAGGTCCTTAACTCTCTCCTTTAAGCCTTTAGAATCTAATCCGTGACAAAAACTCATCAGGAGAGGTTTTCCTTGATACATCTGTTTGAAGTCTCTAAAAATATATTACTAAATGTATGTCAGGAGGCCACAACCCTCTTTACTAGGGACGAAAATGTTTCGAGGCCTTTCAGATAGGTCATTCACATCTTGATCTACAGTCTTAGTATAAGTCTCTCCAGACTTCACCATAGTAGAGAAAAATACGTTAAAGTCTTTCTGCTTAGCCCTTCTAAGTTGCTTGAACAACTGCTGATAGTACTTATTTTTCTTTGCGATGCTCCACTAAGTCTTTCCAGCGAGCCACTCTTCAGGGTCTATGTAAGTTACGTCTAAGGAAGCTGCTCTTTACGATAAAATCTCGAAGAACTTTCTTGACAATAGAGAGAGTCTGTCTACTACCTTCTATTCTGGTTGCAACTTATTTGAGTTGTGTCTCCCTATGAATGCTGCGTAGGAATTATTGAATGACTTGCTGTCATACTCATAGGTTATGAGCTCTTATCCGTTTTTATAAATGTCATACCCTACTTAAATGCACTCGGCTTGTCTTACAGGAGTTTCCTAAGTGACTAATGAGCTCAAATTCTCTAGACTGGTTTTATTTAACTCTCCAAAAGATTGTAATTGAGGTAACAAG